TTAAGTCAACACTAGAAGAATCACGGACTCAACGGTTTATTGAGATTGCAGAGCGCGGTGCACTACCTATACCACTCAGATACTACGCAGCGCATACAGGTCGTTGGGGAGGGGATGACAAAGTAAACATGCAGAATCTGCCAAGGACTTCGCAACTTAAGCAAGCGATATGCGCTCCATCCGGGTACAAGATAATCGACTCTGACTCTTCACAGATCGAAGCGCGTACAGTGGCGTGGTTGGCAGGACAGGATGACTTACTCGATGCGTTCGCACAGGGTAAGGATGTGTACAAGCTTATGGCCTCAGAGATATATAACAAGGACGAGAAGGACGTAAGTAAAAGTGACCGCTTTGTGGGCAAAACGACAATCCTAGGAGCAGGCTATGGCATGGGGGGTATTAGATTCCAAGCACAATTGCGTAGTTTTGGAGTTGACGTACCGATGGAAGAAGCCATGCGGATCATTCAGGTCTATCGAGAAACTTACCCGAGTATCTCGCAGTTATGGAAGTCTGCCCACAGCATGCTGGAGCACATAGAAGCGGACGAGACTGCGGCGTTCGGACGTAATGGCATATTGGTTGTTGAGGGTAGTAAGGGTATCCGGTTACCTAACGGGTTTCATTTGAAGTACCCTAACCTAAGGAGGCAAGCTAACAACGGCAGAGAAGAGTACGTATACGACACTAAGCGCGGTAAATCTCTTGTACCTACTAGAATCTACGGAGGGAAAATAGTCGAGAACTGTTGTCAGGCACTGGCTCGTATCATCATTGGCGATCAGATGCTAAACATAAATAAAAAGTATAAGGTTGTTATGACGGTACATGACGCTGTTGCATGCGTAGTACCTGAGCACGAAGTCGAAGAGGCACAGAAGTTTGTCGAGACCTGTATGAAGACTCGCCCTGATTGGGCACCCGAGTTGCCTTTGAACTGCGAAAGTGGTTACGGCGACACCTATGGTGAATGTTAAGGAGCTATACCATGAATAAAATCGTTTTAGCCATTGCCGTACTTGTATTCTCTGGTGCTGCGCACGCGAGGTGCATAACCAATTCTTTTACCAAAGACGGCAGACTTACAGTGTGTACAACTTGCTGCTACGGCGGGTCTTGCACGACGACTTGCACTTAACCTACTCGGGGGGTTCGCCCCCTAGGAGAAACCAGAAATGCACGACGATGAACTAAGAAACGTATTTGCTGCCTTAGCCATGGTTGCTCTCGTGGTACGAGAGGGTAGTACTTTAGATACCGCACAACAAGCGTACATACTAGCCGACGAGATGATGGACGCAAAAGAAGAGCAGGAGGAGCAGCAGGGTATTGTCGCAGTGAAACCAGTTAAGAGACGGGTGCGTAAATGATATGTATATCGTGCGAAGAGTCCAAGACGGAAGTGGTTGACAGTAGACACTACAAAGACCCGAACAAAGGGTACTTTTACGTTGAGCGTAGGAGACGGTGTGTTAACCCAGAATGTAATTTTTTGTTTACTACAATCGAGAAATCACTTAGAGATATTGGGTCTGACCATGAATAATCTACCACCCGGGTACCCCCCACTTACGATTAACGACATGATCAAGGAAGTGTCTCGTGGAGTGGGGGATGTAGATAGTAAGGAAAAAGGAAGTGGTGCGAGATACAATATAGGTAAACCTGATTTCAGTTTAATACCCCTTTGTACTATGGAAGACGAAGCAAGGGTCTGGGAGTATGGTAAGCGCAAGTACGCCGCGTGGAATTGGGCTAAAGGCATGAGTTGGGACATACCCTATTCGTGCATGATGAGGCACCTAACTGCTTGGCAACGTGGGGAAGAAAACGATCCTGAATCTGGACTGCCCCATCTAGCTCATGCCATGTGCAACTTACGGATGCTAGTGTTGTTTTCTAGAACCTTCCCCGAAGGGGATACACGCCCGAAGGAATGGATCGCATGAAACTCCAATGGTCTTACAGCAGCCTTAAAACTTTTCTCCAGTGTCCTAAAAAATACTACCACCTGAAGGTAGCAAGGGACATACAGGACTCCCCCGGCGAAGCTGCCAACTACGGCAAGATAGTACATAAAGCGGCTGAGGATTACATCAGGGATGCAGTACCCGTACCTGAAAAGTTTGCGTATGTAAGACCTATATTGGACGCATTGAATAGGATCGAAGGCGAAAAGTTTTGTGAAATAGAGATGGGCATTAAGATTGTAGACGGCGTACACGTTGCTTGTGACTTTGATGATCCTGACTACTGGTGGCACGGCATTGCGGATCTTCTGGTGGTTAAAGGAGAAGTAGGGTACCTCGTGGATTACAAGACAAACAAAAATGCTAGGTATGCGGATACTAAACAGCTAGACCTGCTGGCTGTAGCTGCGTTCTTGCGGTACCCTGAGTTACAAAAAATAAAGTCTGCCCTTCTTTTCGTGGTTAGCAACGATTTCATCAACAAAGAGCACCACAGAGATAACTTTTTGAAGTATTTAGATCCGATGCGGTTCGACTTAGAGCGCTTAGAGAAAGCTTTTGAGCACGATGTATGGAACCCAGTGTCTGGTCCGCTATGTAAGTTTTGCCCTGTTAAGTCTTGTATCCACAACTCATAAAGGAACAGCTATGCCGTACGTAAACAAAGCCCGACCCTACGACAAAGAGTACGACGATTACCACAGCAAACCCGAGCAGATCAAACGCCGTGCTGCCCGTAACAAAGCCCGTGCGGAGATGGAGAAGTCGGGGCGGGTAAGTAAAGGAGATGGTAAGGATGTAGACCATGCGACCCCACTATCTAAAGGCGGCAGTAACGGTGTAAGTAATCTGCGCGTAAAAAGCAAAAGCGATAACCGTTCATTTAGTCGCAACTCCGATCATTCCGTAAAACAGAACAAGTCGAAAAAATGACAGATTACGATTGGCCCGGGCAGTTCAAGCCGTTTGAGCACCAAAAGGTAACGGCTCATTTTCTTGCTAGCCGACCAAAAGCCTTCTGCTTTAACGAACAGGGCACAGGTAAAACCGCCTCCGTTATTTGGGCTGCGGACTACTTGATGAACAAAGGACTCATCCGTAGGGTGTTGGTGGTGTGCCCGCTGTCCATTATGAAGTCAGCATGGCAGCAAGATCTGTTTAAGTTTGCCGTGCATCGCTCATGCGACATAGCGTATGGTGACAAAAAGAAACGAGCTAAAGTCATTGAGGGTGGAGCAGAGTTCGTGGTGATTAACTTCGACGGGCTTGCTATTGTTAAAGACTCAATACTGCGCGGGGGCTTTGACCTTATCGTTGTGGATGAGTGTTTTGTCGCGGGTACTTTAGTTATGACCCCCCTAGGGCGCAAACCAATTGAACAATTTAAACCCGGGGATAAAGTCTTGACATCTGACGGAGTAATGCGTATAAAACGTCTTGTACGTAATACTTCTAAACAACTTGTAGAGGTCAAACTTGGATCAAGTGAAACAATCAAATGCACTCCAGAGCATCCGTTCTTTACTGACGCGGGTTGGGTATGCGCCAAAAATCTTGCAGGTAGACGGCTTATATCTTCTGTTGAAATGTCCTGTTTGCGAGCAGGATTATCGCCGGAAGCTTTCCCGGGTGCGGTGGGGTTTGGAGAACAACCACGCAATTGGCTTGACTTGTTCAAAATCTTGCGCACGGAAGAAATGGCATATGATGAACCCCGGGAAAAGTTACTTCTACGAAATGCCGCCAGAACAGCGGGGGAAGTCGCACGCCCAAAAAACTATAGAGCATCGAGCGAAGATATCAGCAGTGCTCAAACTGATCAACCACAAACCCAAGGTTCGCAAGGGCAACGGTACGGGGATGACGAAAGCCGAACAATTGATTTCAGAGGTTTTACCTGCAGGATGGGAATGGAACTACCCAGTAGCGTTGGGCAAGAGGCAACCCGGTTATCCTACGAACTACAAACTAGACTTTGCGAATCCGGCGCTGAAGTTGGGGTTGGAGGTAGACGGCAGCAGCCACACGACCTTGGTGCGACAAGCACAAGACCGCAAAAAGGAACTAAAGTTGGCGCAGCTTGGGTGGAAAGTGTTTCGTATATCGAATGCCCAGACGGAGAACCTGTATACAACCTTGAAGTTGAAGGGACACCTAATTACGCTATTGGGCCAAACCATTGGATAGTGCATAACTGCAGTGCATATAAGAACAGCACCACGGCACGGTGGAAAGTATTACGGGATTTGCACAAACAGATAAAAGGTTTGTGGATGCTGACTGGTACTCCCGCAGCACAGTCTCCGGTGGATGCTTATGGTTTGGCGAAATTGATCAACCCGTCTGGCGTGCCGATGTTCTATGGGGAGTTCAGGGACAAGGTTATGTACAAGGTCAGTACGTTCAAATGGGCTGCTAAGTCTAACGCCAAGGATGTAGTGCACCAGTCTCTGCAACCTGCTATACGGTTCGAAAAGGATCAGTGTTTGGATTTGCCAGACGTAACGTATATAGAACGTGAGGCACCACTGACCCCGCAGCAGAAGAAGTATTACAAGAAACTTAAAAACGACATGGTCATGGAAGCGGCGGGGGAAGAAGTATCCGCAGCTAACGCAGCAACTAACCTAAACAAACTACTGCAGATCTCAGGAGGTGCTGTCTATACGGATACTAGAGAGATTGTTGAGTTCGACGTATCGAACCGTATGCAAGTTGTGCTGGAGGTGGTGCAGGAGAGCAGCCACAAGGTTCTTATCTTTGTACCCTTCACGCACACCATAGCACTACTAAAAGACTTTTTAACTTCTCACAACATACCTTGCGAAGTTATCAATGGGGCAGTATCGGTTAACAAGCGTAGCGCCATAGTCACGGACTTTCAGACTACGGAAAATATTAAGGTGCTTATCATACAACCTCAGGCTGCGTCACACGGACTTACCCTAACAGCGGCTAACAATGTTATATGGTATTCACCTGTTATGAGTGTAGAGACTTACCTTCAGGCCAATGCACGGATCAACCGTCCGGGGCAACGTAACGCTATGACAGTGGTGCATATACAAGGTAGTGAAGTTGAGCAGCGCATGTACAAGATGTTGCAAACTAACATTGCCAACCACGAAAAAATTATTGATTTGTATCGAATTGAGCTGGACTAGTACTTGACAATGTAAAAAATATCTCTATAATTACATTACACGTTTGGGAGAACGATAATGAGTGATACACAGTTAAACGCTGCTGACTTGGCTAAAGTATACGTCAAGATGCGCAACGCTAAAGAGGAAGTATACAGGCAGTACCGAGAGAAGGTAGAGCGCATAGAAGCGCAGATGGAATTGGTTTCCCAGAAGATGTTGGAGCTGTGCGAATCCCAATCCGCTACCAGTATCAAGACAGAAAACGGAACCATTATCCGAAAAGTACAAAGTAGATTTCATACGAATGACTGGGAGTCTTTGTTTAACTTTGTTAAGGAGCACAACGCGTTTGGCTTACTGGAACAGCGCCTACACCAAGGCAACACAAAACAATTTCTTGAGGAGCACCCTGACTTGCTACCTCCCGGCCTCTGGGCTGACAACAAATACGTTGTTACCGTCAGGAAAACCTAATTGTTCATTAAGGAGAACATAATGAGTGAAGTAACTTTGTTTAATCAAGAACGTCCTGCACACC